GATGATGCGCTTTTCAATGAAGTAAAGAAAGATGACTCAGATGACTCAGAACCCGAATGGTCACCCCAACCATGAACTTGCTACAAAAGAATATGTGAATGATTTGGTGGAAGAGGTCGTTCTCAACATCAACACACGACTTGATATGATAACTGATATCATTGCAAAGATGAACCACAACATGGATGCACTCTATGAAATGTTGGGTGAAGATGATGACTGAAGAATCACAGGAACGATACCACGAATGGATTCTTCGAAAGTTGAGAGAGGAAGACCCTTACTTAACTCCAGTGAGAAACAAAAAAGCGGATCCAACCTCTAGCGCGGATCTTAACAATCGGTCAAAGGATATGGAATGAATATTGAAAGAGAACCTAAGTTAAATTATCATGATGTTCTTATAAGGCCGAAGAGGTCGAAGATTACCTCTAGGAAAGATGTTTCCCTAGAGCGTCAATATACATTTATGCGGTCTGACCTTAATATTCGGCCAGAGTATGACGATTCCCCTGCTGGTATTGCTACAATATTTACTGGGGTTCCTATCATGGCGGCAAACATGGATGGAGTTGGAACGTTTGAAATGGCCGACGAACTCATTAAACAAAAAATCTTTACTTGTCTTAAAAAGGATTACACGGTTAATGAGTTGGTCGATTATTTTGACAGTCTTGAAGACAGACATCAAGAAAGGTCTGACTTCGCCGCAATGACCATTGGTATCAGTCATGCAGACTTCTATAAGTTTAGTGCGGTGTATGAACAGACTGATGGTGCGGTCAATTATATTTGTATCGATGCTGCGAATGGATATACAGAGAGATTTGTTTCTTATGTCAAACATATGTCCGAAACGTTTCCTAAGATAGTCATTATTGCAGGGAATGTTGTTACGGCAGACCAGACGCAAGAACTCATTCTCAATGGCGCACATATCGTTAAGGTCGGTATCGGGCCAGGCAGTGTATGTACTACTCGCATTAAAACTGGAGTCGGATATCCACAATTGTCTGCTGTGATTGAATGTGCAGATGCTGCTCATGGACTTGGTGGTCGTATTATTGCAGATGGTGGCTGTGCCTGTTCTGGAGATGTCGCAAAGGCATTTGCTGGTGGCGCAGATTTTGTTATGTTGGGTGGTATGTTGGCAGGACACCGGCAAGGTGGTGGTGAGGTAATTCTCAAAACTTATGAAACAAACGAACTTATATACGAACTAGGTAGTCACTTCGATAAACATACAAAGAAAGTTAAAACGAAACAGTTTGTGCAGTTCTATGGCATGAGCAGTACGGTGGCAAATGATAAACATTCTGGTGGTCTGAAAGAGTACAGAAGTAGTGAAGGTAGGGATGTAGAAATTCCATATCGGGGAGAAGTGGAACACACAATACAGGATATCCTTGGAGGTCTTCGTTCTGCATGTTCTTATGTGGGTGCGACTCAATTAAAACATCTCTCCAAGTGTACAACCTTTGTCCTTACATCGGCACAATTTAATAGTGTCTTTGCAAACTTATAAATAGTAGTAAATCGAGGAATTAAGACTTGTCTGGATCAACAGTATATGCATACATGGTTATGCCTCCACTCATATATTTTCGCACGTTGAAAACACAGGGTCGGGGTGATGTAACACCTGATAGTTTTATGAGGTTTACTACATCTTTAGCTAACGCCAAAGTTCAGCAGACTTTTCTACAAACCAATTATGGTGTTCAGTCTGATGTTATTCCCATCGCAATTGAATTACAGCCAGGAGCAGATATAGAAGTGTCCTTAGAAATCTTAGAAGAATTTGACGCAGTAATCAGTAATACGTCAACAAACAATTCGGTTATTATTAGAGACACATCTCTTCTACCACCGGCATTGTATACTGCAAAAGAACTGACAACCACTATTACGGCCGAAGGTAGTAATCTATACTTTACTGAGCAGAGAGCTAGAGCCGCCCTCTACAATGCAACTTCCCCAATTCCGCTCGGCAACCAAGGTTCGCCGACTCTTGGAGACAACACAGGAAATATTGCAACCACTGGATTTGTTCAAAGTACTATTGCGGCATTGGTCGATGCTGCTCCTACGACATTAAACACTTTGAATGAGTTGGCTGCAGCTTTGGGAGATGATGCAAATTTCGCCACCACTATTGCAGATAGTGTTGCATTGAAGGCAAACACATCAAGTTTATCCACGGTTGCGACTACAGGTCAATACACGGATGTAATTGGCACACCAACTCTCGCGGCTGTTGCATTATCTGGGTCTTATAACGACTTGTCTGCAACGCCGGCTCTACACGCTGTTGCATTATCTGGTCAGTATTCTGCACTAATAAACGCACCAACTCTACACGCTGTTGCATTGTCTGGGTCGTACACGGATTTAACAAACGTGCCGGCTGCTGGTAGTGATGCATCATACGTTCAAGTGACCGCATTCGCCACCCACGACACTGAAATGGATACTGGATTTAACGCGGCTGGTGTTTCGCGAACTCTAGGTTATGTTGCAAATACCTCTGCGAACTATACCAATGCGGCAACAAGTCTTCTTGATGCAGACAATAAACTCGACACACAAATAAAAACTGTTGCGGATAGTGTGACCGCATTGGCAACTGTTGCAACTACTGGCAGTTATACAGACTTAATAAACATACCCACACCACCAGCACCTACCTTTGCTGCATTGATAGACAAACCGACAACGATATCTGGATACGGAATAACTGATGCATTTGATGGTGCATTTACATCATTGACGGCAACACCAACTACAATCGCTGGTTATGGGATTACTGACTCCGCCCCCACCTTTGCCGAAGTAACACATAAACCAACAACAATTTCTGGTTATGGAATAACTGATGCAGTGACAAGTAGTAGTGCAACAGTTTTTACCAATAAGTCTGGAGCTATATCTCAGTGGACTAATGATGCAGGGTATATTACTGCAGCTGGTGTTACCTCTAATGTAGTTTCCGATACAACGCCGCAGTTAGGTGGGGATTTAGATGGACAGCACCATACCATTACTAATGTAACTATTGGTGATTCAACGGAATTTCATGGTAACATACTTTTAACAGGAACAGCTACAGTGCATGAAGCTTCGCGCACGATAGATTTTACTGGTTTTGATAAAGAAAGCACTTCAGATTTTACTGATAGGGCATACATAAGACACACTGTAGGTGTTGGTGGTCATGCGAATACTGTACTAGAAATTAGTTCTCTAAATGACGCAGCTGATGGTATAGCCTTTACAACACACGCTAATAGTTTACTTAGGCATAATGGAAATGCTATATATTCGGAAGGACATAAACCAGAATTTTCTGAAATAACATCCACTCCAACAACAATAGCTGGTTACGGAATCACTGATTCAGCATCAACTGGCAGTATGGGTATCGTTTCAGGCACCTTCCATCAGTCAACATCAGGATACATAACGCACTATCCATACAATACATCCGCTGGTTCAGCGGCGAGTTGGGCTTCTTCCGATTTTATCGGTAAGAGTTACTTAATGTGGCGCAGTGGCCACGACGAAACACAAAGAATGGTTGTAGGAGACTCTAGTGGTGGATTGACAGTGGATTCCTCTTCTGGTAATGTCACTTGGGTCTGGATGGGATTTATTGCTCAGTAAAAATGTTTCATATAATATACATTGTAAACTATATGAAACATTATAGACTATAATGTACTACACATGTTACATTTAAAGAAATTATGAAAACAATGATAGGATACTATAAATGAAGTTTAATTTTAAAAAAGAACAAGTAAACGAAATATTACACCGCTCAGATGCCGATGAATGGTTCGATGCTATGGTAGTGATGTTTCCGAAGTACGACATTACTACAGAAACTAGAGTGGCAGGATTCATTGCTCAGACCGCACATGAAAGTGCAAACTATAAAGTACTGAGTGAGAATTTAAACTATTCCGCGAAAGCATTAGACGCCATTTTTGGTAAATATTTTAAACGCGCCGGGATTGATTCTGGAAAATACCACCGCCAACCAGAAAAGATTGCTAATCGGATTTATGCAGGCCGCATGGACAATGGAAATACAGCATCTGGTGACGGTTGGAGATTCCGAGGCGGAGGTATTCTACAACTCACAGGACGTTATAATTATACGAAGTTCGGTAAAAGTATTGGTATGTCGGCCGAAGATGCAACCGAATATGTCCGTACCAAAGAAGGTGCGATTGAAAGTGCATGTTGGTTTTGGAAAGAAAATAATATTAACAATTATTGCGACAACAATGATATTGTCGGCATGACTAAGCGAATTAATGGAGGAACCATTGGTTTGGCAGACCGCAAGAAACATTATGCACATGCAGTAGAGGTTCTTGGTGGTCATATGGTATTCGCCTCTGCCGCAAGTTCTTCTGGTGATGATGATGACGTTGTTTATAGTCTTGTTCGCAAAGGGTCTAAAGGTGATACCGTAAAACTACTGCAAGAGGCACTAGGTATTACCGCTGATGGAGACTTTGGAGAAGGTACTGAAATGGCACTGAAGGCATGGCAACGCGAAAACGATTGCGTACCAGATGGTATTGCTGGCCCTCAAACACTCGGAAAATTGATATAGAGGGGATTCAAAATGGTGGAAAAAATAATTGGGTCTATGACCATAGACGAACTGGTTGAATTACTGAAAAGTGGCGGTATAGATGCTGTAGAAGTTGTCAACGGTGATGATGAGATAGTCGAATTTGGAATAAAACATGTCTCAAGTGTGTATTTTAGGAATAAGACATGGTTTGACGGTTCGAATGCAGAGAAAACTGCTCTCCAATTGGTTTTTGCTCTAAAAAGTCACTAAAAAGGCTTGACATTTGTATATATATGTGAGATCATACATGTATATTTTGGGTTGGAGTCTAAAATGAACATAATTACTGTTTCTGGTGGTAATGTTGCCGAAAAACGAATGGTAGAAGATATAGGTTCTTGGTGTATCAAGAAACTCCTTCCCCGATATAGAACTATTGATTTGCATTTCAAATTAAAGAAACTCCCACACGGCGAGTATGGGTATTGCCAACCAATAGACGAAAAGTGTAAATCTTTTGTAGTGATTGTACAGAGAGGTCTTAAACTCTTTGACATAATTACTACAGTCACGCATGAAATGGTTCATGTAAAACAGTTTGTTCGAAAAGAACTTGAAGAAGAGTGTGGTAGACAGAAATGGAAGAAAAAATTCATTTCCGAATCCACGGAGTACCGACAGCTTCCTTGGGAAAAAGAAGCATTCAAGTTACAAGATGAACTTGCAATAGAATGTTTAAAGGATATATATTCAGATGAATACTAATCACGAAAATTATAGAAAGCTGTTCCCCGAAGTAGAATCAATAAGTCAATTCGATGTGTTTTTGCATCACTTGTTCATTGAGAACACCGCAGAGAGGAAAGAATTCGGTCAGTTACCGTTTTCTTCTGCTGAAGAGTACTATAACTCATGCAAAGCATTTGTTGATGAGTTGTTCGAAGCGGAATTGCAAGATAATTCATAAAAGGCTTGACATTCGAACGTTTATGTGCGATCATATGTATGTAAAATGGAGAAAAAAATGAAAAACTCAGTGTTAAAAACATCAGTTGCAGTCCTTGCGACATTCGCAGCAGGATTTTGTGCAACCCCAGCGGCAGCGGAAACAATCCACGCGAAGGTACTATCATCGTCACCCATATATAAGAGTGTCGTGACTTATGCACCTCAACAAGTCTGTATGGATGAGGTCGTATCCCACAATACCCAAAACCAGTACAACAATAACGGCGGTATCATTAATAGTGGTGTCAATGGAATCTTTGGAAGTACTCAGGGAATGATTGGTGCAACTATCGGTGGAGTAATTGGTAATGAGATTGGTGGAGGTCGAGGTCGAGACATCGCAAGAGGTGTTGGAATTATCCTTGGGTCTCAGATTGGAAACCAACGTCAACAACGTTCTAGTACTAGATACGGTTCACAGACCATACAGAAGGTCTGCCGCACTGTTACTACTCAAGGGGTAGAACAACGTATAGATGGTTGGAACGTCATGCTAGACGTAAATGGCCGGTCTGTATCGATGTATAGTCCTTATCAGCCAGGCGAATACATGAGTATCAATGTTAATCAATCTTATTCCTTCCAATAATGTGGTATCTGGTAGTAACACTAACCCTGTCCACAGGTGGGTTTAAACATTACGCACTAGGTTCTTTCGATACAGAACAGGAATGCGTGTCTGAACTGCGACAGTCCATTAGGGCCGTCAGTCCAGTAGAGACTTTAAACTGCCTACCCTCATGGCACAATATAACTAAAATTACAATATAAGCGGGCGTAGCATAGTGGTAATGCGGTAGGTTTCCAACCTATTGATGAGAGTTCGATTCTCTCCGCCCGCTCCACCTACCATCAAATCAAGACATAGACTGTATGCGTAAAAATCATACAGTTTTTTTTGTTTATGTGTATAAATAATAATGTAACAATCATGTTACACCCAAATGGAGAAGAAAAAACTAGTGAAACTCGCGACTTTGAGTGGTTTAAAATTAATTGAACAGTTTAGTATGGAAATATTGTGTGCGGTGCATCTACTTGTAATGTTGTTTGTAATATCGCCGTTGATATAAAGTCATAAATCGTGGGTTTTGGATTTTTTATTACTATAAATACTTTTGGATATACTTCGCAATACTGATTAGGTGATTAATGATATTACAAGAAGAGTTCAAAAAGTACAATAGTATTATAGGTCGAACCGAATATACAAAAGAAACGGCAAAGCAATTAGCTCTTTGGTGTTCTTTAGTATACAAAACCGATGACAGAGATTTTTTTGAAGACACTCTGTCTCATTATACAAAATCAGATTATAAATTATTTGATAATGATGGGACAGAGGCATTGTGTCTGAAGACCGGCAAAACAATCATCCTTGTGTTTAGGGGAACAGAACCTAACGAAATGAAGGATGTTATGGCCGACATCAACATAATTCCCAGAAGACCCGCCAACGAAAAACAAGGAATAGTGCATAGCGGATTCGCGCTTGCACTAGATAAAATCTGGCCCCAAGTAGAATCATACTTGGATGGCATTTATCAGGAAGGTGACTGCATTTATATAAGTGGTCATAGTCTTGGAGGTGCGCTAGCCACAGTTGCTGCAGCAAGGTCGAAGTATGTATGTCAAGTATATACATATGGACAACCTAGAGTGGGCAGTAAAAAATATGCCGATAACGTCAAGTCTAGAATCTATAGACATGTTCGCGGTTGTGACATTGTTCCCAGCATCCCTTTCGGTATTGTGTATAAACACACTGGACTGATAATAGTAGTTGACAAGCTAACGAAAACGTGTTATAGTGTTCCTAGTGCTTCAAAACTTGCAAGGATACGTTTGGGGCAATACTGGAAAAATATATTATCTATTAGTAATCTGGTGGGAGACCACGATATTATGGGATACTATAGAGACATCAACTAACAAGGTTAAAATTTTATTATGCCAACATATACTTTAGAACATAAAGAAACAGGCGAACAACACGATGTATTAATGTCGTGGAATGACTTTGAAGAACACAAAAAACTTCATCCACAGTTAAAACAAGTAATCACGCAAGTGAATATAGGAGACCCTGTAAATCTGGGTCTAAGAAAAGTACCGACAGAATTTAAGGAGAAAGTACTAGACAAAATCAGAGCCAATGCGCCCGGCGCAAGTAAAATGACCTCAAGTTTCGAATGACCAACTTGATTGAATCCTTATACAATGGTTATAGAATGATATTGGTCTTAACCAACCAAAAGGACAACATCACATGGGAAGACAAAAATCAGTCGCTAAAAAACGAGCACAATTCTCACATGCAGAGTCACATTTCAAATTGGATGGTATCATACCATTAACCCCGAACCAAGAAAAAACTTTTAAAGAGTATTCAGAAGATAATCATTTATTTCTTCACGGTGTAGCGGGAACAGGGAAAACATATATATCGTGTTATCTAGCGATGACCGAATTAATGCAACCCAGACCAACATATAAAAATTTGACCTTAGTTAGAAGTGTTGTGCCGACTAGAGACATTGGATTTTTGCCAGGCAATGAAGATGAAAAGGCAGAAGTTTACGAAGCACCATATAAGTCTATATTTAATGAGTTATTCCGCAGGGGGGATGCATATACCCTTTTGAGGAAAAAGTCGGTAGTGGATTTTAAGACCACATCGTACATCCGTGGTATGACTTTGAATGACACTATAGTAATTGTAGATGAGTGTCAGAATTTATCTTTCCACGAATTGGACTCTGTTATAACACGAATTGGAGACAACTGTAAGATTATATTTTGTGGTGATTTCAGACAGAGTGATTTTAATAAGTCTAATGAAAAAAATGGAATAAATATATTCATGGATATCATAAAAAACCTTCAAGACATTTCCTTCATTGAATTTGATGAAGAAGATATCGTAAGGAGTGAGTTCGTTAAATCCTATATTATACAAAAACTAAAAATGGGTCTAGTCTAAAGGTATGGAGACAAAAGAAGACAACGTAATTGACGCCACAGAGCTCTTCGAAATGAGAAGATTTCATGGCGTCAAGAACGTGAGTCAACTAATAGATGCCGCAGAACGAGAAGATTTTTCGGATGATATGTCCAAGTCCATGATTGATATTCTAGTTCAGATGTTTGATGAGTATGATTTTGATGTTGAAGACACGAAAATGATTGACGATTTAACATTTATAAATATAATCATACGAGCTGTTGTCGATAGGCAATTGGGTATTCCAAATCCAATTTGCCTCGACATAGACAATGCAGTAGATGCATGGAAAGACGTAGCAGAAATGCAACAAGAATTTACAGAAGACGTATTAGAGTGTTTTGTAGAAACAGAAACGGACGAGAACAATGAAATCATTTAGTGAATTAAGAGACTCCCATCTAACCGAAGACTATTTGCAGTTGGACGAAAAACTTGTCATTGTGGGTAAGGGTAAAAAGTACAATCAAGTAGTATTTCTTGCCGGCGGAGCTGGTTCTGGAAAGGGGTTTACTATCCAGAATTTTATGGAAGGGAATAAATATAAAATTCGTGATGTGGACGAATGGAAACGTCTTGTTATGAAGGTTCGTGGACTAAAAGATGAAAATGATGAAATTGCAAATCTCGACTTGCGGAATCCAGATGATGTTGCCAAACTGCACCAAGTAGTTGATGATATGGGAATCAAGGACAAGTCATTTTCGGCACTGCTGAGAGGGATGTCTTCCAACACCAGACCCAACATATTATTTGATGTTACTCTTAAAAATCTTGGCAACCTCACAAAAGTATTACCTTCACTTTTGGAGGCAGGATATCAACCAGAAAATATTCATTTAATTTGGGTATTGACAGATTATTCTGTATCAGTAAAACAAAATAAAAACAGAGCTCGAATTGTTCCAGATGACATCTTACTCCAGACCCACGAAGGTGCGGCGAACACAATGGTAAAAATTATCGAAGGTGGTCTTCCATCTGGAATGGACGGCGCATGTCATGTTGTCTTGGGTGGGAAAGAACATACAGTTGTATACACAGACAATAATGGCAAACCCCTTACTGACCGTAAAGGTGGGGTTATTGTGAAAGACTTTACATACTTCACTATGAAAAAGGAAGGCAAACCTATGCTGTCGAATATCAGTAAAGGTAAGGGTGGAACTATAACTGGTGACCTCATCAAAAAGAAGTTATATGACGTTATTATGAAGAAAATCCCAAAAGGACAGACGTTAGCGAAATTAATGGACAAATAACTGCGATTAACGCTTGACTTCTTCATATAGCTGTGGTACAATACACGCAGAAATGGAGAAATTATGTTTAATCATATTAAATTTGATAGTAATGGTTTAGAAGTAAAACGTGTAAACGTCAATGGTAGTCGGATGTATGAAACGGCCGACGGCAAAAGATATCCCTCAATAACAACAGTACTGTCTCACTTCACCAAAGATGCCATAATGGCATGGCGCAAACGTGTCGGTGAGAAAGAGGCAAATCGTGTATCGGTCACTGCATCTCGCAGGGGAACCAATGTTCACCAGATGTGCGAAGACTATATAAACAACAAAGATTATAAGGAAGGTCAGGTCTTTAGTGACATAGAAGATTTTCTTATCCTTAAACCAGAACTAGACCGTCTTATTACTGATGTCTATTGTCAAGAATGGTTTATGTACTCTGACCACTTGGGGATAGCGGGAACATGCGACTGCGTGGCTCTTGTAAATGGTAAACTATCTATCATCGACTTCAAGACTTCTAAGAGGTCTTTAACTTTATACGGTGGAGACAAGTTGAAAAAATACTATGCACAGTGTGCAGGGTATGCAGTCATGTTTGAAGAACGAACAGGAATACCTGTTTCGCAAGTTGTTATTATTGCTAAAGTTGATGGTAAAACTGATGCAGAAGTTTATATCGAAAAACGTGATAATTGGATTCATAGTCTAATTGACATGATAAAGGTATATAAACAGGACAACGGATTAACGCCATGAGGAAGGAGTTGTGAAAATGTGGTTTTGGATAATTCAAGTGATTGCAGGGAGCATTCTTGGAAGTGCAACAGCAGAATGGTTTAGGAGTACTAGGTTGGGTGTTTGGTTTTTCAAGAAAGTATCAGATACATATGACTGGGCTGCTGACCGATACAATCTAACAGTTTTGGATAGCGAAAACGCATGGAAAAAGAAATACCCCAACATATCGTATAAGATTGAAGAGTTAGAAGACAAAATTTGTACTCTTGAGGGCAGACGCCCACCCCAACGATAATCATATAAATAATTAATCGCACCATTAAAGGCTTGACAATAGGATAAAACTATAGTATAATGGTCACATCAATTTAGATAGATGGAGAAGTTATATGAAATTTTTATCCGCAGTCACGGCTGCTGTACTTCTTGTCGCACCCATAGGACAGGCAGACGCATTTACTCAACAAGAACTCATGGATTGGACTGACGGAGTATCACTAAAAGAAGAATTGACTTGTCTTTCAAAGAACATATATTTTGAAGGTCGAGGCGAGAGTATTTTAGGTCAAGTCGCAATCGCATACGTCACATTAAACAGAACGGTAAATAGCAAATTTCCCAGTAGTATCTGTAGTGTAGTTTACGAAGGTAAGTACAAAGAAAGTTGGAAAACCAAAAGTACCAGAGACCCATTTGACGCAGTAATGATTCCTGTACGAAACAGGTGCCAATTTTCTTGGTTCTGTGACGGCAAGTCTGACAAAATACTCGATCGACAAGCGTGGAAGAGGGCTGTAAACGTTGCAACATCTGTTCTGATTGAACACTCAACATTAAACCATAATGATCCCACCAAAGGTGCTATGTATTACCATGCGGATTATGTAAGTCCAAGTTTCCACAAATTTAACCTAACCCCCACTAATGTAACTATTGGTAAACACATCTTTTACAAGGAATAACGAGTATATGCTAAACACCAAAAGTCCCAAAGAATTCTCGCAAGAGATAGAAAGTTTTGCGAAGGAAAACAGTATGAATTATATGGATGCAATTGTCGAATATTGCGAGCAACAGAGTTTGGAAGTGGAAGTGGCTGGTGGTCTATTGTCTCCTATACTAAAAAAGAAAGTTCAATATGAATGTGAGAAACTACATTTACTGCCAAAGACATCCGAAGAACTCCCACTATAGATGAGATTGATAATGTCGGGTAAAAAGATATCAGATTTTGAAGCATATAAAATCTATATCGCTATGAAAAGTCATTTTCAAGGTGACTACGATTATAAAGTATATGGAGGCAAAACGTCTGTCAAAATAGATTCATTCGAAAAGAGAAACGACAAACTTACCTTTTCTGAACTCGCAAAAAGATTTGATAAAAAAGGTCTTGAAGAATTTTTACTTGCCACATTTCTTAATGTCACATCTAGTGGAAATCTCGCTCTTGCGAGAAACGAATTTATGTGGACAGGCAATCTATTAGATGATGATACATACGAGGCATTCACCTCTTGGAAGAAGCGAGTACAAAGTATATCTTACTTGTTCAAGAACGACACAACAAACCTTTTGGAGTCTGCCATAGAAGAGGAATTGAGTTTCAACCAAATACTGAAGTCAGTTGATGGAGAATATCCATTGATTATGAGATTAGAACGTCGAGGAGAAATATCCTTGGAAACTTTAGTAATATTTGATAAGATTTTTGGATTCTTGGACAGAGTTAAAATCAACGATACGACATACTGGCCGTTATATAAAAAGAAGTGCCAGAAGTATTCTGCATTTTTGGATATAAATAATGAGTACTATAAATCAACACTGGTTGATATCATGGTAGACGATTTCTACGAAGATTATGGTAAACATTTAGGGAAGTAGTCAATGATTGAAACAATCTTAACGCTAATAACTGCGTTATCTATTAGTGGTGTTGCTGCATACTATTCAATTTTCGGACTTGCAAAGATATTTGCTGCTGCGACAATACCAATCATAATTATGGGGAGTGTGTTAGAAGTCGGCAAACTTGTCACCGCATCATGGTTGTATAGGAATTGGGGAACTGCGCCACTATTGTTAAAATCCTACTTGACGTTTGCGTGTGTGATGTTGATGTTGATAACATCGATGGGAATATTTGGATTTCTTTCTTCTGCACATATTGAACAGACCTCAATTGCAGAACAGAACGTTGCAAAGATAGAACGTATTGATGACCAGATAGCTAGACACCAATCTAAGATAGAAACTTCTGATGCATCTATCGATAAGATAGAGAACACCGATAGAAATAATAACGAAGAAATTAATACTCAGATCACGACAGAAGAATCTAGAATATTAAATATCCAAAATAAGTATTCTGAATTAATTGATGAACAAAACACAATTATTGAAACATCAAGTAAACGTTTGGGACTACTGGATGAACTGATATCTAGAGATGACGTACAGGGTCTTCAGGCGTTGATTGGTACATCTGTTGATGGAAAGTATGGTGAGGAAACTGCTCGCAAGGTAGAAGAGTTTAGGGACAGAGAACAAAAGACCGTAGATGCGAATGTCGGTGTAGCGAGAAACACTATTGCGTCATTGCGTGTCAAAGAAGGTTCTGAAATACAAAATGTGACAGACCTTATCAGTAGACTTAGAACTAATATTGGGGTCAACACCAATGAAGAGTTGGATAGAACCCGAATAAAGGCGTTGAATGATTCTATTGTAGATTCTGAGTTAAAAATAAGAGTACTCACTGATGAGAAATTTGATTTAGAAAATGAATATCGCAAAATAGAAGCTGAGGTTGGCCCTGTCAAGTATATTGCGGAGTTTGTTTATGGAGATAATCCAGATAGACAAATTTTAGATGATGCGGTGCGATGGGTAATCTTTGCGATTGTTCTTGTGTTCGACCCACTTGCGGTCTTGCTCATTATTGCTGCAAACATAAACTTGGCAAAGTTGTCTGCTGCAAAGAAAGAAAAAGAATATATAGATACAGAACCGTTGTCGGAAGAACCGTTGTCGGCCGTCGAACAAATTCTCATGAAAACTGAAGATGGTTGGGTCAGAAAAGATAAGAATGACCCTGTACGAGAGCGGAAAAGTGCCGCGAATTCTCGGATGGAAAAGAGAAGTAAAGAACTCAATAAACACATAATTGATAAGGAGAGTGACCAAAGTGGCGTATAATAGATGAAGAAGTTTATTATAGGTGTATTATGTACAATATCACTTAGCGTCTCGGCAATGCCTATTCCAGAAAAACCAGAACTGGTATTTGCGAAGTCATCGGGGGTGTACAACACTCCGCTTCGGCTCAAACATTATGATGATATTCGTAAGGCTAAGATGTATTGGTAT